CAAAATTCAGTACCAAACGCACAAGCTTCATCAGAAATTGGAAAAGGTCCTGCAATAGTACATTGTATAAGAGTTGGTCCACTTGTACAGTTATGATCATAGTTATAAAACTCTGCCATAGAATGTGGTGCTGCATTAGATGTAGGTAATGATCCACTATTACAAGGATCTGTATTATTTGCAGCAGCAGATAAATTAGCTAAACTTGAATCTGAATTTGATAATCCAAGTTCTGCATTAATCTGACTTATACTTATTTGACCTGAGCTCTGAAGTGGCATTACAGTCTTGAATTAAAGTTTTTTTCTAATGTCTCTAATTTAGCAGTTAAAGTATCAATCATTACTTGTTGATCCTTCATTGCTTCTATGAGCACGCCAACCATTTTTTCATAGTCTACGGTCTTATAAGTTTTACCAGCTTCTGCATCTTCCATAAGAGGCATCTCATGCTCGTGTACAATTTCTGGTAATACTTCTTGAACCTCTTGTGCAATAAGACCTAAATCTTTTTTACCTTTTCTATAACCGCTATTCCATACGTACTCAACACCTCTTAGCTTTTTAACCTTATCTATTGCATCTGTTATAGTAACAATATCATCCTTAAAGGTTCTGTCAGAAACTGTGCTAGAATAAGCAACAACATCACCATCTACATGGAGTGTACCATTATCTTGTAAACGCATTTCTTCAGCACCAGCTGTATACCAACGGATACCTATACTTGCGTCATAGAATGTATAGTCATGAGTATTACCTGTATAAATATCAGTAGTACTACTGTTTCTACGTCTATCATCCTCTAGTCTAAACGTAGTGCCAGATAATGTAAGACCGTAGTTACCATCAGCACTATACGTTGTGTTTGTATTAGTGTCTGTGGAATCAATTGTAAGTTGCTTAAGAACAGGATCATATTGAACATTAGTTGCTCCCGTTCCTACAAATGTTATTATACTTTGTGTTGTAACATTGGTTTGTTGACCACCTGCATCAATTGTCCAATAGTTATATAAATCCGCATTAGATGCACCCGTGTATCCTAATCCAGATAAAGTTAAAGTTTTAGAAGCTAATCCAGTAATATGACCATATGTGTCAACAGTAATATCTTGAATTACTGTATTACCAGAGTTATTTACTGAAGCCTGAGAAGATGTATCTGTATGACTAAAAGTTGTACCGCTAAGTGTTAAACCACCGCCAGCAGTATAAGTTGTATTGGTATTTGTATCTGTGGCATTTAACGTAGTTCCTGATATAGATAAATTAGAACCCATTGTCAACCATTTAAATGCACCCGCACTATCGTCCCAGAAAGCCACACGATCAGCATTAGGATCTCCTAAAGATTCAAGACCTAAATGACTTAAAGAAACTGTCACAGTACCTGAAGTACCACCCCCAGATAATCCCGTACCAGCGGTAACCCCTAAAATATCACCCGTTGCTCCGGTTGCTACAGCAGTTATTCTTCCATAAGCGTCAAGAGTAATTGTATCTATCTTAGTACCATTACCTGTAGAACCGTATGTTCCGGCTCCAGCACCGGCAGTTGCTAATGCTAAACCTGTGCTTGTTTGAGATAAACCAGTACCAGCTGCTACACTAAATGTAGTGCCTGAAAGGCTAATACCATTACCAGCACTATAAGTGGTGTTTGTATTGGTATCTGTAGAGTTAATTGTTAATGTATTTGTTGCAGCGTCATAAATTGCTGTTGTAGCCCCAGTACCATTAACTGTAAGAGTTGCACCAGCACCCAATAGTTCAGTAGTAGCTCCGTCAGAAATTCTCCATCCACCATATGCATCAGCATTTGTAGCACCTGTATATCCTAAGTTAGCTAATGTTAGTGTTCTAGTACCATGTGAGGTAATAACCCCATCTGTCATATAGATGTTATCTATAATAGTAGCACCTGAAGTATCAATGTCAGTGTCTGTTCCTATGATAGTGTTGTACGTTCCTGCTAATTGATAACGTCCATCTAGTTTCTTGTTAATGTAAGGACACCGTCACCAGTATTAAATGATGCTCCGGTTACATATGTATTAGAGTTAGCATCACTAGTTGTTAATGAAAATGAACTTCCATCTGCTTTTACATAAGTAGTTGTATCATTTGATACAGTAGCAGATACAATAGGGTTAAGAGTTTTATCAGTCCAAACTTCCCTCCATCCTGGAGAATAACCAGAACCTTGATCATTATAAATATAAACCCCATAAGCAGAACCACCAGTATTTGGAGCAATTGCAAGAGCAGTAATATTTCCACGGGTGCTGTCACTAGAATCATCTGTCCAAGTTAACCATGAAGTACCGGCAGTTTCTGTAAAGTTTCCAGCATTACTAAGATTATCATTACCTGCATATGACCAACTAGTTTTAAATGTAGAAGTATAAGAATCAAATGCACCATCACCTTCCATCTCAGAAATTAACTGGTCTGTAGTAATAGATGAATTACTTCCACCACCTGCTGTAAATGCAGTAGTACCTAATGATCTAAAATGATCATAGTAAGCTGCACCAATATCACCAGGAGTAAGAGTACGTGTACCCATACTTGTAATAACACCATCAGTAACATATATATTATCAATAATAGTAGCACCAGATGTGTTAATATCTGAGTCTGTACCAATTATAGTATTGTATGTACCGGCAAGTTGATATCTTCCATCAAGGTCAACTGTTTGATTACTAGTACCTGATACTGTTAAAGTTAATACACCATCTGATGTATTAAATGAAGCTCCATTTAAGTAATAGTTTGTATCAGTATTTGTTACTGTTTCAGTGGCTGAAGATATCCCGGTTACGTGACCGTATGTATCAATTGTAATATCTTGTATGTACGTTCTTCCTGAGTTGTTTACAGAAGAAGCACTACTTGTATCTGTGTGACTAAATGTTGTTCCAGTTAAAGTAAGACCGCTGCCTGCAGAATATGTTGTATTAGTATCAGTGTTTGTATCTGTACTTGTGATTGTTAAAGTGTTTGTTGAAGCATCATATTGAACAGTTGATGCACCCGCTCCTACAACATTTAATGTTGCGCCTGCTCCTAATAATTCTGTAGTTACAGTATCACTAATTCTCCAACCACCATAGTTATCAAATCTACCATCTAGATCTCTTGTACCAATTGCAGTAACATGACCATACGCATCAACTGTAATATCTTCTATAACAACTCCATTATTAGAACCACCATAGGCTCCATTTAATGTAGAAGTGTCATTATGACTAATACTAATAGTAGCATTACTAGAAGCATTTGCCGTAAATGTACCGGATCCGCTAAGAATACCTGTGCCTTGCACGGTAAGTGTTGCATTATTAACCGTTGGAATATCAGAAGTCAGTGCTACTGTACCCGTAGCATTTGGTAAAGTGTATGTTCTATCTGCTGTTAAAGTGCCAGCTAATAATAATCCTTCATATGCATCTGCTGCACTACCTTCAAACAAAATACCGTTTGATGTAGAAACAACTTCTACCTGATCAGTAACTGTTGTACCTGTGACAGTAAGGTTACCATTAATGGTCATACCAGCAAATGATGGAGAATCAGATGTTCTTAAATGCTGGTTAAGTGCATCAGCATATCCGTTATCTGTAAATCTACCATCTAAATCAACAGTAATATCTCCAAGACCTTGTCTTGTTAGCGTAAGTATACCATTGCTTGTACTAAAACTAGCACCTGTTAAATAGTTATTAGTGTCTGTATTAGTGTCTGTAGAGCTAATGGTAATAGATGTACCAGATTGAGAAATAGTGGTTGCACCACCAGCAATCAAAGTTATAGTTCCACTGGCTTCATTTCCAGATGTACCAACTCTAGTTATAGTATCTGTATTAGTTACAGTTTCTGTAGCAGAAACAATACCTGTAATGTGACCGTAGGTATCTAATGTAATATCTTGAATATAAGTTCTACCACCGTTATTAACTGATGATTGAGATGAAGTATCAGCGTGACTAAATGTAGTACCACTTAATGATAAACCGCTTCCAGCACTATATGTAGTATTAGTGTTAGTATCAGTGCTTGTAATTGTAAGTGTATTTGTACTTGTGTCATATTGAACATTTGCCGCGCCAGCACCAACAACTGTTAGTGTATCACCGGCACCAATAACTTCTGTATTTGAAGAATCACTGATTCTCCAGCCACCATAATCATCTGCTGTAGCAGAACCAGTGTAGCCTAAATTAGCAAGAGTTAAGGTTCTGGTACTATGTGACTGAATAACACCATCAGTCATATTAATTGCACTAATTACAGTTGCACCTGTGGCACTAATATCACTATCGGTTCCTATGATGGTATTATATGTACCCGCTCCTTGGTATCTACCGTCTAAATCAACAGTTAAATCAGTAAGAGCTCCTGTTCTACCAAGTGTAAGAACACCAGTTGTAGTATTAAAAGCAACTGAATCTACATAATTATCTGTATCTGTATAAGATGTTAAGTAGCCTGCGGACGCGTGATTACCCCAGCTATAAGCAGTATTCCAGTTAGCTGAATTATCAGTAAAAATTCCCGTATGATAAATCTCACGGTTAGTACCATCTAGCTTAACATACATAGTGTTGGTAGTGTCATCATACACAAAACCATCATTGTTGGCCATGTTTAATACTGTATCACCATCTGTAAAATAGTTTCCAGCAGGTTGATATCCAGCACTAGCATGATCACCCCAACCGTATGCAGTATTCCATTGTGAGGAGTTACCATGTCCATTTACTGTTAAAGTACCTGGCAAGTATGATGTGGCATCTGCTCTGTTAATGTACGCACTATTACGTCCTGCCCATCCTGTTGACCAATTGTCGGGTGAAGATAAAATCTCTAATCCCGCCTCGGCATTGATATATACAATTTCTGAGGTTTGTCCCGTAGCGTAACCTGCGGATTCTCCAGCATTTAATACAAGTTGTTGACCATTACTCTTGATATAACCATTAACCTGTAAATTACCTGTAATTGTACCCCCTGCAAGTGGTAAGTATCTACCGTCAATATCCACAGTAAATCCTGCATTACCAACACCAGTACCTGTAATAACACCAGTACTTGTGTTAAATGATGCAGCATTGATATAATCTATATCATTGGTATCAGTATTTGTATCTGTGGAGGCAATTGTTACAACACCTCCAGCTCCGTAGCTGAGAGAGACATTAGATCCCGCTACAAGATCTAATGTTCCCCCAGACTGTACGGTAGTCCTTTGAATCCCATTTGTTTTAAGATTCCAGGACTGATAATTATCATAAGAATGCGTATGACTACTTAATGCATATCTACCATCCAAATCAACAGTCTGATTTGCAGCTCCACTTACTGTTAAGGTCAAAACACCGTTTCCAGTATTAAATGAAGCACCACTCAAATAATAGTTTGCAGAAGCAGCAACACTTTGAAATGTTACATTGCCACTACCATCTGTTGTTAGCACTTGACCGGCAGAGCCATCAACTGATGGCAGTTGATAAGCTCCTTGGTCAATAGCAGATAAAAATTTAATAGCCATATCTTTATATTCAGATTTTTACAAATCTAATTATTTATTCTATATTATCCTGCAAATACTACAGAAACTAAAATATCATTTGCAGTAGGTGCAACTGATCTCAATTCAAAATCATCAATAGAAATTTGAACTGTTTCAATCATCAACATTTCTCCTGTAATTGCATCAAAACAGCTTACAATAATAGGAGAAACAGCACCACTAACACCAAATGCGGTACCCATACCATGAGCAACAGGATGAACTAAAGATCCTGCAGGCATAGTATCTGTTACTCTATAATTACTGATTCTATCAGCAACCATATCGCTAGCCGCTTTAGGAGTTACAGCACGTGCAGTATCAGTACCCGTAATGGCTTCAGCAGAAGTTGCCAATTCAACAGCACCTTTTGCAGTAGTACTAGAATCAGCAATAGAAACAGTTACAGCAGCTGTTTCAGATCCAGAACCACTAACGCTAATTGCACCAGAACCAGATACAGTTGCAACATAGTTACCAGTAGTATCAGTACCAAGAGCAACAGAGTTAGCTTGTACACCATCAACACTTACGGTAAGAGTTACGTTAGCAGAACCATCAATAGATACAGAACCAGAAGCATCACCACCAAGAGTAATAGTTCTAGCATTAGTCCATTTACTAGCATCTGCAGCAGTACCATCTAAATCACCAATAAATGCATTAGCACGTACATCATAAGAAGCACCAAAATCCCATCTATCATCAGTTTCATTCCATATAAACTGAACATTTGCAGAAGTACCTCTTTCAACTTCAAAACCTGCGTTTTGAGAAGGAGCACCTGTTTCATCAGCATTTAATGTAAGAATTGCATCACCAATATTAACTTGATTTGAGTTAACAGTAGTTGTAGTACCATTTACAGTCAAGTTACCAGGAATAACAACCGTAGAAGTTGAACCGGCAAGAGTCAAATTATTTGCACCAATAGAAGCACCAATAGTTCTATCGCCAGCTGCAAAATCCAATGCAGTTAGGCCAGCAATAGAAGTAGAGCTACCACCCAATGCTACAGTTGTAGTACCAAATGTTACATCATCATTTGCAAGAACGCTATTTGCCAAGTTAGATAAACCAAGGCTAATAGTACCAGCACCTGTAATAGGAGAACCTGATACAGTAATACCGTTGCTACCCGATACAGCTACAGAAGTAACAGTACCTGTAGTACTAGAAGTACCGGCACCAATCAAAGCTCTGATTTCAGCTGCAGTTACACCACTAGCTAGAGTAGGAGTACCACCACCAGAGAAAATACCCGGTTCAGCAAATGAAGTATACCCGTTAGGGTTTGTACTATCGTAAGGAGTGTAACCTAAAGCTGTAGTTACTTGACTGCTTGTAAGTACTAAAGTACCACCAAGAGTTAAGTTACCACTTGAAGTTACAGTACCACTTAAGGTCAATCCACTTACAGTACCAGTACCACTAACAGATGTTACAGTACCTGTATTGTTTGTAAAAGGTAAGTCAGAAACAAAACCTTTTTTAACGTTATTGTCTGTAGCATCATGGTATACAATAGTATCACCTGTTGCAATATCAGTACCTTCAAGATTCGTTGCAGAATCAATAAAGTTGTTTGTACCAGTATAATCAAGAGAAATAGTACCAGATACTGCACCTGAAGTACCAGAAGCACTACCAGTAAGACCAGTACCACTTGATACAGTTACCGCAGTAATATCACCTGAAGCAGAAACCCATCCAGATCCATCATATACTTCTAATGAACCAGTTGATGCGTTGTAAATAATCTGACCTGCCGTAGGACTTGCAGGTCTTGTTGCAGTGGTAAGAGTGTGAATTACAGCGTTTTGTAACTCGTACCCTTGCATGTCAATGTTTAACGTCTCTAAATGAGACAAATACTTAAGAGCCATAATTGTTATTTATTTAATTGTTTTTATTTTTGTTGCTTATTAGTTTAAGTATGCACTTCCAGCAACAGGAATTGCAAACTTTATTGTTACTGTATTATTATCCGTATAGTCTATTTCACCCATAATATCATTCTTCAATAAGTCTTCAATTCTAACAGAAGGTTTCTTATTGAGGTTATGAATAATTGTCCAAGTTGTACTTGCAACAGGTTGATCATGTACATAATTAAGATCTTTTTCATCTTCTAGTGCAGTAGTTTCAAGAATTTCAATTCTCTTAATTAATGCATCTATATCAGCACTTGTCCATGATGTTACACCAGTCTCTGTTGGAGTCTGACAAACAATTATACTTTGTGTTGTTGTTTTCAAATCTTCACTTGGGGTTGCAACTTGAAGTGTTAGGTCATCCCAATCACAAAGCCACTTCTTAATAGAAGCTGCTTCCATATCAACAAGACAACATGGATCCATCCCATATCTTAAAGACATGAAGTTTTTATATACAGCAGTAGCAAACTTCTTTTCTGTTTCAATCTTCTTAATTAAGGCACTATCCATTTTATTTTTTTGTTGCTTGTAGCATGGCTTCATATTCTCCTAAACATGTCTTGTGGACAGTTGAGCCATCTGAAGCTTGTGTTTTTTGACAACCACAGCTAAAAGTTTTGTTACATTTTTTACAAGTCATAATGTTGGTTTATTTAAAGTTTAACATCCTACAGTTTTACAAGATATTTTTTGAAGTCTTTTCTTTGCATAGTTATACAAAGCCATTCCTTCTTTAGGACTATTACAGTACTCAACCTTTGCAACCGCAGCGTCAATTACTGTCCTAATATATTTCATCTCATCAATAAGATCTTTTCTTTCACTATGAGGTTCACAATCATTCACATCAATGTGACACAATGTGTTGTAATAAGAAGTTAAAAGACTAGTTATTCTTAAATGATTGTACTCCACATAAACTTTACTTACAGGTGCAACGCTGTATTTAATAATATAGATTCCATCTGCTAATGCTGTTCTCATAGTACCACAGTGTTCTGTCTGTGTACCTAGCAAACAACCATTAAGGTTAAGATCAAAATCAGGATCTACCTTTATAAGAACAGGGACATTATATCCAGGTGAAGTAATTAATAGTTCACCACAATCTATATCAAGCTTATCTGTGTACTGACTAGTATCTTTTATACTAAGTATTTCACAGTTAGCCACTGTGGGAACCTCCAAACTTAATATATGCTTATCAGCCATGATAATTTTTTTTATATAAATAGTATACTACATAGATAATATACAAAAAAAAGATCATAATTAGAAATAAAAAAGGTGGGAGATTTCTCCCCCACCCTTTTATAAAGCATTATTATTGATCTAATTATTGTTGATCAATAGTTTCTTCTCTTGTCATTGGATTGCCAGAAGCATTAGCAGCAGCAACCAAGATATCCAACAACGCTTCAATTTCACCTTGCGTTTGTTCATCATCACACTTCACAAAGATTTCATAAACGTACTGCTCATTGTCAAATACGCTAGTTGCATTGTTCAATCTAGGAACGCTGTGTTGTACATAGTAAGTCTTGTACAAAGCACTGCGGTCAATAGCACTAATTACTTCCTCAGAACCTTCAATCTCACGCATACGTACAGAATCAACGTTACCTTGGTGGAAAGGAGCTTGTCCGTAAGACTCAGTCAACAAAAGTTTTCTAAGTACAGTTTCACCAACAGTTTGCTGCATAGTACCAGGAGTGCTAGATGCTACACCACATTCGCTACAAGAATCACCAGTTTCATCCAACAAAGAAGCTACCAATTGGATAGGCTCTTTACCGTAGTAATCACGGCTGTCAAAAGAACAGTCACCAAACTTAGTATCTACATAAGCACCTTCAAAGGTAACTTTAGCAGTTACTGCATCAGCAACAGGATCAACAGAAGGAGAGTAAGTACCATCAAGAACTTCTTCAATAGTGTAAACAGTAGAAACACCACCAACAACTACGGTCATACCACCACCAGTTTTCTCTTTAACGAAAGGCTCAAGAATAGGATCAGAAATCAACATGTGAGCAGCTCTTGCAAGTGCAACAGCAGGATCCAAAAACTCTTGACCATCAGCACAACAAAGTGAAGATTGCTCGTAAGGAACACCGTCAGCATCCATTGCTACGTGAGCAGAATCACCAATAGCATAAGCATTGTGATTCAAGAAACGCAATGCAGGGGCACCTTTAACGTCCAAACGCAACATAAAGATTTCACCACAAGGGTTACACTTAGAACCAACTGCAATAGAAGCAGTAGCAGCAGTAGCCTGAATACAAGAAGATTCCCATACTCTAGTCAAGTATCTAGGATTGATTCCTTTTGATTTTACTGATTCTGCGTAACCACCGTGGAATTTATTTCCACCTACAGTGTCACTACCGTGCAAAGAACCTTGCACTAAATAAGCCATACCAGGGGTAGGGAAAGCACCGGATGCGTGAGCCGTCCAGTCTGAACCATCAACCAAAGCTAATTGACCAGCAGCCAAAGCAGAAGTCTTAGTTCCATTAGCAGCAGAAGCGTCTGTTGCTAAAAAGCTTTTGTAAAAAGCATGATTAAAATAAGCCATTTTCTAAAAAATTAATGTTTAACAAATAAATATTTGTGCGTCATGCACATATATAATATACAAAAATTTGTGAAAAATAACAACTAGCTAAGGAATAATAATTTGTACTTAGCTGAGTTTATCTGATCTTTAATAAGATCAAGGTTATTTACCACCTCTGTATGAGGCATTACTTTCTGCAAATCAGCAATTTGCATAGATAATGTTCTCATATATTCCACAGCACCTTCAATGCTCATAAGCCTTGCTGGTGCTTTATCTGGATAGTTTAATATAACTTCACAAGCACCCTGATATCCTTCAGCAATTGTATCTGCTAAATCAGGTAATGCATCATAAATTTCATTAAGTGCTTTATGTTGTGCATATGAACCATCTCCAGTTACAGATAAATGTAACTTGTGAAAACTAGTTGCAGCATTCATTATTTCAACAACTAACTCTGCGGTCATACCATCAACTTCTTTCATCTCAGGAGATCTTTCCATTGTTGATGTTTTTGTTGTTGGTCTAGATAAACCTTTAGAAGGCTGTGTCTTTAAAGATCTTCTGTGTTCCATTAGTTATTTCTTTCTGCTGATTGCTGATTAGTTTGATACTGATTAAAGTTCTCAATATCACCCGCAATTAATGATGCGGCTTCATCCAAAAGAACCTCAACAATATCATCTTTAAATTCACATGTTACATCTACAAGTGTTTGAGCACCTGTGTAAGGGTTTTGGCAACCTGCTATTTCTATATTAACAGGTTGTCTATAATAAGTTAAAATCACATCTGTAATATCAAACTCTCTTTTATAAACTCTTACATTATTACCCAACCATGTACAGAATGTTTCACCCCATTCATAGTCTGGTCTTTTAAGAGGGTCTCTCATAATTAAATTAACATTAGCCTCTTCTGATAAATACACAGTCATTGATCTTGGATCTGGACAACACTCACTAGTAGCGTATGCAGTAACCCTTTTGTATTCCATGTAATTGGCAGGAATACTAGATGACTCAAAATAGTTATCTTGCTGTGAACCAGGTAAAGTGGTTTCTTCTAAAAGAATCTGTAAATCATCAATTCTTCTTTTAGACATCTCATCACCCTCACGGTATAAATTATTACCATGCAGTTGACGTCTTACCCATTCAACTTGAGCTTTATTAAAAGCCTCTACAATTTGCCAGCACTCAATATTATCATAGTCATTGCTTGCAAGCTTGTTAAGCCTTTGCTTTAATTTAATTTGTAGAGTTTGATTATTCATTATCTAATGTGTTATGCGTTCCAATAGGGTTCAACCTTGGACATCAAACTCATCAGAGTGTCTTCATTACTTGGATCTTTTAGATACTCAATTGCTTCGTTAGGTCTCTTGCCTAATTTTTCTGAGCTATCTACAGTCTCAATCCATCCTGAAGATTTTGGCACAAGGAATCTGTAAAATAAGGCATCTTTAACAAGAGCTCTTACTTTTAGATTTTCCATAGAATCTGCTGCTGCTTCAATAAATGACTGAGCTGCTCTTTTCTTATTAGATTCTGTACCCTCACCATTAATGAACATGTCCATGTTTTCATACATAATATCATTGGGAGTTGATTTAGTATACTGAACACTATCAACGTCAACAGCTTTAGCTACATACATAAGCTTAGTAGTATCTCCGTCATATAGTTTTTGTAACTCAACCAATGCTTTATTTTTTAGTTTAGTGTATTGTGTTCTTTCACTGATGGTTTCTTCAAGCTGATCTAAATAAAATTTAGGAGGATTAGCTGATTTCTTTGCATCCTTAAGTGATCTGGCTACAATAGAAAAACCTCCTGCATTAATAGCATAGATTTTAATTAAATCATATGGATCTTTTTCAGGATCCAAGAAAACAGGGTCATTACCACATCTCAAACTAATACGGGACCAGAACTTATCATTATCTGGCTTTAATAATGTTACTTTATTCCAAAAGTCTTTGTCTTCTGGATCAATAACATTAGCCGCAAGTTCAGCTTCAAGTTGTGCAACAACTGATCTGATTTCTTTTATTTTAACTTCACGTTCTCCAGGTGACAATCTTTTTACATCAGGAGCAAACTCATTCAATCCTGTTACATATCTTTTAACACCGTTTAACTCTAAACAGGCTAAAGATTCTTCATGCCACACTCCTTCATGAAGTGCCATTCCATAATTCTCTAATCCCATGTTTTGTTTACTAGGATCAAAGAAAGGGCGTATAGCAATAACTTGACTTTTGTTTTGCTGATACTTTTCTACAATAGTGTAATCACTCATCTTTCAATTGGTTTTTTTAGATTAATAATACTTGTTTTTCAACTCAAATATAGCCAATTGGCCATACTTATTATTAATATTTCTAATGCCAGGGGTTAACCTGGCAAAAGTTATTTGAGTTATAAAACTGCTTTAAAATTAATTAGCTTCTTCAAGAGCTGCAATTCTTTGTTCTAAAGCGTTAATATATTTAACTAGTTCATTTAAGTGAGCAAATTTGGCTAAGCCATGCTCTGATCTTGACGCTTTGTCAAGAACCTCATCACGGTTTTTTTGTTTAAATTTATCAAGGGCCATGGTATTTTAATTTAAAAAAAAGGGAGGAGGTTTTACCCACCTCCCCTTTTGGTTATTAATATCTGTTATTAGAATGAACCACCAGTTACAGGGTTTCTCATAACAATTTTCAACACTTTGGTAGGATCTTTCACCCATACTGCTGGCATGGTTTGAGTCATGTAAACTCTGTAACCATTAAAGTTACCAGAAGAAGCAAAGCCTTGAGTACGTCCCATGTAGTCCATAGTACCGTTTTGGTAGAACCACTTCAATTGGTTATCCCAAGACAACTTCAACAAGTGAATGTTATCATTACCATTTTCAGTCACGTCAAAGATGATGAAGCTGTAAGAGCTCAAAGGACGTCCATCAATCAATGGATTCTCAACATCATTAGTGTGAAGATTATCAAATGCAGGATTCAATACAAACTTAACATTTGCCAAGAAAGGAATAGTGAAGCTGGTGTAAGCAAAACCGAAGTCAAGATCCATACCACTACCTTTAACAGCACCAATGTCAGATGCATTCTGAACTAAACCAGAACCATATACCTCATCAGCAATAGCCTTGTTGATCAACTGCATACCACCGATACCAGTTTGAACAACCAAAGAACGCTGTGGGTCTGGTCCTTTAAATTCTACTTTACCTTGGTAGAAGTTGTACAATTCAGACTTGAACATATCAAGAGTGAAAGAAGATTTGTTGTATACTCTCTTGAATGAGTTATCCAATTGAGCCCACAAACCTACAGACAATCTGATATCATCTGGTCCGTCTTGCTTAACCTTACCACCTTTACCCCACATGAGGTAAGTTTCAATGTCATTAGCAATTTTGCTAAGGTGAGCTGCTTCCATATTAGTAACGAAAGTTCTGCTTAATCTACCTTCTTCAAATGCTTGACGTGCACCAGCTTTACCCATGCTAGCTACCAATTCTTCAATAGAAGAAACAGAAGGGTTACCGCTTTCATCAAAGTTTCTCCAGATTTCCGTTACAGGCACAGTACCATCAGCATTCAAACCACCTTTGATCATCAAATCAGCGCGGCTAGAAATAGAGTAGTGTACGTGTGCTTCAGCTCCACCAACAAAGTTGTAGAACTCACGGAATCCAGAACCAGTTTCAATGTCAGAGAATCTCTCACCGTATTCACCACGTGCAGAACCTTTTCTGAAGTACTTAGTTCCAGCAGCCAAGTAAGAGTTATCTAAAGAAACAGCACTGTTGTTGTTTACCAACTGAACAGTGTAGATGAATCCGTCACCAGCAGGAATAATGTCATCAGCAGTGATGTACATTTCCAAACCATTGTACTTATCATAAGTAATGATATCACCGTGACCAAAAGCTCTTTTAGAAAGCTTGATCTTGAAGGTAGTACCATCAACACCTTTTGCGTCATTTGCTGGCTCAATGTCAGCTACAACAAAAGGTAAATCTTGAGCGATAGGAGTTTGCCATTTGTACTCACCACGTGCGTTGTCTACCAAGATTGTATTCTTTCCACCAAAAGAAGCCATTTGATACAAAGGCATTTCTACCTTCTGGGTCATAGCCCAAAGATCAACTGGTCCCATATCCATAGGCTCGGCAGAACCAAGCATCTGGGTAAGGTGATAAGAATCAACATGAGAACTTGCTTTGTAGCTAGTATCTCTTAGGAAAATTCCATTGTTTAAAACAGGAGTTGCCATAATTGATTGTTATTAATTGATTATTATTTGTTTTTTAGTTAAAACCTTTTAAATATGTTATTGCTTCTAGGAATCTTTCTTTTTGAAGAGCTGCGTGTTTTAGTATCTTCTTCACGTTGCTCTACTCCAAGAGAGGAACCACCAGCATTTGCTTGTTCAGTCTTAAGCTTTCTTACCGTTTTCTCTACACTCTTTTGTGCTCCTTTCTCCATGATCTTGGATTTGTATCCATCAGGATCAGATAACAACCACAGTGCTTCTGAAATTAGTGTATAGTTTGGTTCAACAAACTGATACTTTTCAAGCAAGTGACCTAACAAGTTTGTATTTCTACCACTTACAGAAGGATAGTTTGGTTGAACTAAACCGTTGTATAGCATAGACTGAGTCTTTCTATCAACTTTTAAATCACCCAAAGCACCATCTTTAAGGGTATTATATACGTTCTCCATGTATTGTTGAGAAGCTTGTTCTTGTTGTCTTTTACGCATTTCTTGTTCTTGCAATTTCTGTGCAACAACCTTTTCTTGCATTTTGTCCAACTTTGGTTTGAACTTAGCGGCTTGTTGTTCAAGCTTTCCTAAGTCTTTCCAAACTTCAATCTCCTCTGCAATCTCTTCTGCTGTTCCGTATCCTGTAGCTTGAAGGTAATCTCTGATAATAATTTCTTGATCTCTTTCAGATTTAACATCAAGCGTTTTCTTTGTTTCCGCTTGAGCTAAAGTTGAAAATAGACCTTTCAGATCTGTACCTCCATCAGCCACGTAACGTGCAGCAATCTGGAGTTCTTGTGGTAAACTTTCAAAGAACTGTTTGGGTGTCTCTCTTCTAACCTGATGAGCTCTCTCTTCTAAGTTAGCTTCAATGAGTTCTTCCCAGTCTTTTGCTGAATATTCTTCCAGCGGTTTATCATCATCAAAAGGAACAATCTTGTCTTCTTTAATAAGCTTGTTAAATACATCGCTTATTCCAGAAATCTTTTTTCTTCCTCTTGTTTCTTTTTTCTCATCCTCTTCATCTTCATCCTCGTCAAGTGCTTTAAAAACATCTTCTGCACTTTCCTTGGTTTCAGACTTTTTATTTTCTGTTGACTCCTCAACATCTTTAACATCTTCAGAATCTTTAGAATCTTCTAAATCTTCTGAATCTTCTGAATCTTTTGGTTCTGTAAAAGAGAAGTCCGCATCTACTGTTGGTTTGCTAAATACAGATTTAGGTTTACTTTCTTCTGGGACTGTTACGCTATCTGCACCAGCTGCACCATCAAAAAGAGAATCTAAATCAATATCTACTTGAGCTACTTTGCTCTCTACTGTTTTAGTTTCTGTTGCCATAATATCGTTGGTTTTGTAATTACTAATAGTTACATATACAATATAAAAAAATTTTTGCTATTAAACTTACAAAATGCAACTAATGTTTTTGATTTTGTGCAGTATATAGCTATCTATATTTTTTCTTTATGTAAATATATTTAGAAGGTTTATTTTTTATCTTCTTTCTTAGACTTAGAACCTTGAACATCATACTTGTTCTTATTCTCTCTTGCAATTTGAAGTTGTTTATCCGCAACCTCTCTTTGAGCTGCTAATTTTTCTCTTTCAATTTGCATTTTAGAATTCTCCATAGAGTTCTTTATAGAAGCCTGCTCTCTCTTAAAGCTAAAGTCTTCTCTTCTCTCATTGGTTCTTCTCATTTCCTTCATTGCATCTTGATAGTCTGATACTTTGTTTTCATTAATATCAACCATAGCTCCATATCCTGCAGCTCTAATTTCTGCAACCTGAAGATCTTTTTGTCTTTCTTTCTCAGATTCTGCTGCGTCAAATTGCATTTTCATTTGCTGCTCTTGAGCTTTAGCTTGAAGCTGTTGTTCTTGCATTTCTCTTTGCTGCTGCATTTCTTGTTCTCTTAATTGCAGTTGTTTGCTTTCTGCATCTTTTAAGATATCAGAAACTTCAGCAATAGAATCAGCTTTAATGATATTACCAAGATCATAGATGCTTGCGCCTGAAGTATTATTTTGAATTGCCAATTGTTTTAATTGGTCAAGAATTGCTCTATGATTTGTTTTAGTTGTAGCAAATACGTTAAAATCCCTTAGTAGAAGATCAGTACCGTTAATTTGGAAGTTTACTTTTTCTGCAGCAGATGATATATAAGATAATCTTACACTAGGATTTGTACTATAATAAAACTGCGCAAGATCAGTACGCATCTGATGTACTCTTGGCATTAAATGATCTGAGTGTTGCGTAAAGTAAATTTCAGTTTGTGCATAAGACTGATTTAAAGCCTGTGTAACACCTGTTGCCGTTTCATTACCCATTGGTGCTCCTAGTCTCTGCGGATTAACACCAATAGCATCAAAAGCTTGTTGTTTAAAATAATTAGCTAACTGAATGCGTGACATTAATCTATTAGTTTGCTCCATGTTTAGAGTCTGATAATGATTAAAGTTTGTTGCATTCTCTGTGTTTGTAATGGATGTGTCCAAAGGAAGCATTTGGAAATCTTTCATTGCTACAAAAGCTTTAGCATAATTTCCTCTACCCCAATCTTCACCCATAGAATGTCTAGGTAATGCGTTTTGATCAAACATAATTACAGTACCTAGTTCATCTACTAGAATATCTGCAATCTGATTATTAACCATGTTGTATCCAACCTGATACGCTTTCATTAGATCAACAAGAGATGTAGATCTAGTATTGCGGTCAGAGAATACGCGTCCTTCTACAGGAAGCTTGCAACCATACAAAGAGTTATCACCTTTAAATTGGAAAGGAATCTTTCCTGGTTTTTCTCTATTAATACCTAAATAAATAGGATTAATATTATTGCTTGCGTCTGATTTCCAAAATGCAGGTAAGTTTGGTCCAATCTTAACACCACCCCATACTTCATTAATCCAAATCCAATCAATATGCTCACCTTGAACTAGATTGTTTTTAGTTTTATTTTTAAAGATGGTTGTGTCATAAATTGGTTTTTCTGTAACCTTAAAGGTTTCATCAATGATCTCCTGAATTACCTCCCCTTCTTCTGTTATTTTAGTAAGGTGTCCAACTTTCCGTTGAGTTTTCCAATAAACTGTGGTGACTCTCATTAAGGACCCTTCCCCCCAATTAGGTAAATCATCTCCCTCGTTCAGAATAGAACTGATGATATCACCCCCATATTCAGGAGAACTGTTCCAATTACTTACAAATTGTCTATAAGCCAAGCTTGGTGAACCTGTGTTCCATTCATGAGACTTTGTAGGATCATAGTATGCGCCATCATTTTGATAACCGGATACCTGATATCTACCTGATTTAGCAGGATAGATCTCCTGTAAAGACTCTAATTGCTTTTCATTCATGAGATATCCATACTTATCAACTACATCAGCAACGGTCATTAGATCCATTTTACCCGCATAATTAGATTGGGATATATATCTGGCATCTGGTGACTTTTGATAGAATGTAAGTACAGGATTCCAAAGCTCTAACTCATAGTCATCCTCAAGCATTCTAAAATGCCAGAACTCTCTGTCTGTAATAAGCATATCTCTAAATGCACGCTCTTCTAGTTCTTGCATTTTAAAACGTTCTTCATCAACATTCAATTGATGAGAAGCCCATTCTTCTACCAGTGATCTATAATCTTTACTGAAGAAGTCTTGAATTTCAGGAAGGGTTTTAATATTTTCAGGTGCTAGCTGTTGTTGGAATTGCTCATCATTAGGATCAGCACCCATCTCAATCATCTTGAGCATTAGTTTATTTGAAGCATCTCTTAATAGATTCTCTTCAATCATCATTCTTTTTTGCTCTAGCATTTCATTGTAAGACAAATCATCTACAGCTCTAAACTGAACTTTTGAAAATCTTTTAGAGAATTCTCCAGATAGTACGTTTACAACATTTGGAATAATGGGGTAAAATTTAAGTTCTAAGGCTGACTCATCCTCCTTAGTAAGAACATCTACAAGATCTTTATACTCATTGTCTTCTTCTACAATGTAGTCGCTCTTATCAATAATTCCTTTTGCAAGCTTGTAGTTTTTTAAAAGCTTTCTAGAATTTTGTCTAAGGAATTGCATACCCTGCAATTCCAGCCAGTCCAAATTCCAAGCAGCCCAGTTTTCATCTTTCTTTTTAGCAGGAAGAAACTGCAAAGGCTGGGTAAGGCTTGACGTGGTTGGGTACCCGCTATCAGCTTTGGCACCGTTCTTTAATTGCATTGCATTGAATACCTTCATATTTATCTAATATTTTTAAATGCAGATCTTTTTATTTTATGACCTCCAAGAGTAGTTTTACCACGTCCTAAATTTTTAAACGGACTATACTTTAATTTATACAAATTTTTTGAATTATCCAAAGAATTGTCTGATTCTGACTCTCTTCTTTTCAAATATCCTCTATTTGACTCTTGAATCTTTGAAAAAGCCACTAATGCTGAAAAAGCTACCAATCTATCCACGTTAAGTCCAGGATAATATGCAAGCATTTCTTTAAGTAACATTGGATCCGGTATTCTTTCAATACCCAGAGTTGTATTTAAAACATTTCCATCTTGATCTGTCTCCACGTCAATCTCTTCTCTTAAGAATTCAATTGCATAAGAAATAAGGTGGCTTTTAAACAACGTACCTGTATTCTTCCACCCATATTCTTGATACACAGTTCTGTTACTTCCTAGGTCTTTTAAGAAAAGAATTTGCTGTTTAGGAACCAGATACTTTTGTTTTTTCTTAGCAATCATATGCTGTATAAAAAGAGATATGTTGTTCTCCACAAGAGTCCAAGCATTATACCATTCTATAATTAATTCCAGTTGCTCATGTGTTTTATTAATATCATCATATCTACCACACCAAGCAGCTACAATTTTAGCAGGTTCAATAAAATGCTCAAGACCGTTTTGAGTTTCCCTAGTTATCTCTACAGAATTCTTGTAAACAAAAATACTACATAAAGAATCTGATGTAGTTGTTTTACCTTCAGATACGGGGTCAATGGATGCATAATAAGCACCAAACTCTGGATTAGATATAGGTCTTTCCCAAACAACCAAACAACCCGTTTTATCTTGAGCTTTCTTGTTTACAGGAAACTCTGAGATAGGTAACTTGTTTGATCTTTTAGCCATAATTCCATCTTGAACTCTTTCAAGTTCTATATGCTCATATGCATAATCTTTATCCTCAATCTTTTTAAGCTGTTTAGATATAATACCTTGAGGAAATACTGATTCTTTTCTATAAGCAAAAGCTTCTGCAATATTGGTTGGTTTCTGAGAAATACGCAGTTGATATTGCTCAGGGTTTAGATCAGCCTTCCACTTTACTCTTTCTAATCTAATTGCTTCTAATGCATCTTCTATAAGTGAATTACCATACTTGTCAATGTGAGGAGGCATAGACCACTGTTCTGGTATAAAGAGGCCTGCTAATCCAATAGTGCCGTCTGCATCCATCAGATTAGTTTCTACAGCATATATATCATTTGAGGTAGGATTTAATATCATTTCCTTTAATGGTTCACACTGATCAAGATCACCCACAGAACCAGCGGCTATAAACATACCTGTAGTTACCATACCAGAAGACATTGCAGGACGCAAATACTCATATGTCTGCATCATCTTGGGGGCAATACCAGCCTCTTCATGAAAGAAGTAAGTTGTTGGACCACCTACACCAGTTGTTGCATTCTTTTCAAAAGAAGCACCTTGTATCTTAGATTTAAGACCTCTGGACGTTTTTCTATTACCAACTTTAACTTCAATCTGCTGTTGCCATAGCAATACTTTCTCTGGGTTACTTGGTCTATACCAGGCCGTGTGCTCATTTAAAAATGTCTTGTATTCATCAAGAAACTTCCAAGAACCTTTATCATTGATATAGTCTTTTAATGATGCACCAATCTTACACGTACTACCTTCTTCAAACCAGTATGTGTTAATGATCTTACCCATATGAAAGTAAGAAGATGCAATCTGACGTTTCTTTAGAATAGCAGAGTGTTTATGATTAAGTTCTGCTAGTAATTCATAAAGAGCCATGTGATATTGAGCATCACGTACTTTAGCAAAACCATATTTCTTTTCTTCCTTGTCATAGATAGGAAGAAAGTTTAACCACATGTAATAATCACGGGTTAAATACCAAGTATGGGAACCATCTTTATAGATAGCTCCCACACGGCATTTATTTTTTTGATCATCCCAATAATCTATAAAATCTCTAGATCTAAAAGGTGCACCGCAGTAAAACCCTTCCTTATTAAAATGAATTGCTTCTTTGTTAAATAAAAAGCTTGTTTCATTAAAATTATATAGACCGGGTTCTTTAAATATAGATAGTATAAACTCAGAAAAATCTTGCCTTGTTTCAAAGTTTGTTACAGTCCATTGACCACCTTCATATGTTGGGATTTCTATAAACACTATTCAATGCTTTCAATTATAGCAAAAACATCTCCAGCATTTATAAGTAAATGTTTTTCACCATCATGTTTCATTTCTGTTGGAACACAGTAATCTGCATATTGAATAAAATCTCCAGATTTAATCTCTTCAACTTCAGCACCTACAGCTACAACATATCCCTGATATACTTTTTCTAAAGCTGTATCTGGGATAATAATATTAGTACCAGGTATAGTTCTTTCTGCTTCTTTAGCCTTTATTAGAACCTTTTTTCCTACGGGGACTATTTTTGTTTTCATTCTTTTCTTTATTTGGTTTTATATCAATGGGTTCATCCCAATAACAGAAGACCCAGTTTTCTTTTTTGTTTGTCATTACATTTGATCATAAGCTAAACCTGCACCACCACGAACTTGGCTTTCTTGTTCCTCCTTCATATCACTAAAGGCTCCTTTATAAGAATTCCTAATTTGTTCAAACTTGGCTGCAGCATTTACAAGTGAATTAATATTACCATCACGTCCATGCTCAATTTGAGTTGTTTCCATATATCTGGCCAATCTATCAAGCATTG